CGGAAGGCTCTGCGCTAAATTGTTTTGTAGAACCCCCATTTGAGTTCTTCACATATTCCCTTCCAGATTTCATCTTGACGGTACAACTTTTCTTTTGATTTCAAAAGGGGAAAACAAGGCAAGAAATCATCCTCTCCGAGCAATTCACAGAATTTGTAAAGTACGTAAGAATAAGACAAAAAGTTTTTTCGGTCTTTTGGCCGATGTTTCTCAAAGGGTTTCTGGATCTGATGAAACATGAGTCGGAGCTTGGCTTCGAGCGCCTGACTCATTGTTGGAGGTTGTATCCCGTTGAGAATCGTCGTTATGTAAGGCACGTGCTCATAAAAGCGCGAGCGGCCCAGCTTCTTGAGGAGAGCCTTGACTTTCTCGTGAGTAATTTCTGAAAGATCTTTGACCTTTTGCTTCTTAAACTCGAGCCTAAGTTCGTCTACGACATCTGGAGGGACGCTCGTTGACTCCTTGGCCTGGAACTGGCTGACCCACTCGTTGAAATGATTCTCTCGCTTGTAAGAGTAGACTATGTTCTTCTCCATCTCTTGCTCTTCCTTGAAGCCAACCTCTTCACCAAGTACATACTCCGTCATACCACAATTCTGACATACTTCATCGCTCTGGCTCTCATCTAAATACTTTGTAAACTTCTTTCCACAGCCCTTACACATGGGGTCTGGAATATTACAACGCACCTTTGTCTTTTTGTCGTACTCGCCCTCTACCTGAATAAGGTAAGCGTTATATATATCCTCTCTCTGGACCCCCTTGCGTGACGAGACCTGGACCCCCGCGACTCTTTTCGTGCTCGCCTCCCCAGTCGCCTCCCCATGATGGTACTCCCTGATAAAGGGAGCCGACTGAGCCATGTACTCATACATCTCACTTTCTATTCGTCCCCTTTCCGAACTCTGTGCTGATTCTATACGGGCCTGAAACTCACGCACCTTTTCATTAAATCTGGCTTCCATTATGGGAAAATATGGCTAATTGTTTAAGACTCGTCAACTCGTGGCGCCAAGTAGAACTTTACATCACCCAAGTTTGCAATTCCATATCTGAAAACTATTGGCATATTTTCGTCTGAAGAGTCCTGCATGAGCTGGACCGACGAGCAGAGCCCCGTAGCCTTGGTGAACATATTGATGTACCGCAAGTTGTAAGTTGCTCCTATCCTATTGGGGAAAGAATCAGGAAATTCAAGTACCGTCTTTTGATTCGCAAAGTCCCCCTCGCATGAGAGCTCGAGGCGGGGGCCCTCTCGGTACACGTCCATATCAGTGGCCAAGTTGCCCATGTCGCGAGCGATGCGCTGAAAGTCAATACTTGGCATGGTCGTTATAACATCCATCGAAATCTCGGGAACATCAAGAATATCTTCATTTATATCTAAAAGTTTGAGACTAAAGGTTGTCTTGGACTTTTTGGTCGTATTTTCAATAATAAATTCCAGGAGTTCAGACCCATTGATATTCATAGTTAGGGTGTCTGTAGGACCGACCGACTTGAGAAGCTTGAAGGTATTTGCCATGTTCAATCCGGCCGTAATCTCGGTAGGACAAGAATACTCTTCAAAGTTTTCGGCCGCTAGATTCATGTGAACGAGGGTAACTCGGGCCGTGTCGAGAGTCAGAATCTTGAGACCTTCTGGACTAAAATAAACATTCACATCATTGATAATGTCCTTTAGAACCTCAAAAATACCTTTAATAGCATTTGCCTGAATGGTTCGTAGATGCATCCTTGCAAGGAAGTAATTATATCTTTTAACTGCCCGAAGAATAAGCATCCTTGACATCTTTGCTCATCTTGGCCTTGAGTTCAGGTGTGAGCATTGGCTGCATACTTGTTCCGTATGAATCAAGTGAAAACATCTCTGGGCCGCCGTCACCCCCATCAAGACTCGCGGCAAGTATCCCACCTGAAGACCAGTTCTCAATTTCCGAAGGTATCATAGACTCGAGCCAATTGCGAACCTCTCCGCCTACTAGGATATTTCCGTCGGATGTAACTAATGTTGGTACGCGTTTGACATTGGGGTTTGCTGGGCGGCCGTGCGTTGATACATTATGGTACTTTATCATTGGCCCCAAGGTGGGGTTGGATTTTATAAAGTTCAAAAGTTCAAAAGAATATTGGCACTTATCGCTAAACACCAAGAGTGCCATTGATCTTTTGTATTTTTTTTAAAAGCCATTATTAACACATGAAGGCAGATGTGGCTATTCTGGGAGCCGTAGCCCTCGTGACCGCTTACCTCTTCTGGAACACCTCGTCGCTGACGGCGACATATGCAGACCCTGTTGCTCCCAGTAACACTCCATCAGTGCCTCGTAGCATAATACAGGCGATAGTAGAAAAGATACAGGCAGGGGCTCCATGGCTTCAGCCGATAAATACTGTATACATAAATCCAATTTCCAGCCCCCAGGGAGGTACGAGTTACAATGCCCGTTTCATGTTCCTGGACACGCGTGGATTTTTTGGAGAGCAGTATGATGTTACAGCTACTGTAGCACCTGAGGGAACTGTAAACCTCCTGAAGAACACTCATACCAGCTCCCCATCTGCAGATGGCCCCTTCGAGCGCTTTGTCGCCGACAAGTACCAGGCCTACTCAGATATCCGAGATTCTCTTAATGTTCAGATGAAAGAGTCTCTGAAGCAGTTTCACGAGTTGCCTGGGACAACCAAGGTTCTTGCGTAGACTTGGGCAACAGAAAGTAAGAGCCATGAGTAGCAATGATATCTGCAGGAGATATCGCAGAGAGGGATCGGGCCAGAAATGCCATACGCAAGAATACTTATAAACATATTCTTGAACAATTTTCAAGAAAAGTTCAGGCAGCGGCAGAACGCCGCGAAAAGTCGGCGACTCTTCAGGTGCCGCCAATGGTCCTAGGATTTCCAATGTATCCTTACGATGAGGCTCTTTGGTACCTGCGGCGCCAACTGGTACTCGCAGGATATCAGGTTGAACAGGGACTTGAACCAGGACAGTACATCGTCAAGTGGGCTAAGGCCCGCAAGGCTAGAGAGGCGGAGGTTTCTACATTTCAGGTCGCCGAGCCCGGTGAGGACCTGTTTTCAGGACTGGCCAATATGCAGAAGGTGGCGGCAAAACTCCGTGGTAAGTAATAAGCATGGAACTCAACAATCTTGGAGACATCCTAGCAATTCCTTTTTTTGCCCTCAGTCTGAAATATTTTTATGAAAAGAAAAATAAAAATATTTTAGAAAAAGTTTTATTACTCTTCAGCCTGGTGGGTCTACTCGCAGACATCGCGTTTACACTGAAACATTTTCATGTAGCATTCTAGTACTAATGGAAGTTCTCAATGACGCAGAGAGACGCTACTCGAGGAAACTCGTGGATGCTATGCTCCCAGAAATCATTGAGGTTCTCGTGACCATGTGGGAGGATACGAAGAAGGAGACCAAGGACAGGAAGTTTCTGGAAAACTACCGGCAGAATCTCCGTAAGATTAAGGGCGAGTGGTCGAACGTCAAGGTTAAGGAGCACGTGTCAAACATCCTCAAGGCCTGCCCTCTGTTCCCGCGGCTTATAGCGGCCGTCTTCGTCATACACGTAAAGATACTGAGTGCGATCAGAATCGATAAAAATTCAAAGAAAATAAATTTAAAGTTGCCGAGCAATGACGTGTTCGTCCACACGTCTTTTATCGAGTGCGCCCGGGATCTCTACGAGGACCCATACATTATCACGGATGAAAAGACTATGAGCGAGCGTCGCGAGGACCTGACGAAGCGCTTCACCAAGTGCATCCGCGAGACTATCGAGAATCTGGTTCCGCTCGAAGCAATAATGGACAACTATTTCCCGAAGAATATTGATGATTTCAATATGGGCCAGGATGACGAAGAGCCAGAGGAGGAGCCCGGCGAGGACCTGATACAGGATACACACCAGGAGCCCGATATGGAAGCGGCGCTCGAGGCTTCTGAGGGCCCTCCGCCCGCGGGCACCCCTCTTGACGAGTCAGAGTTGCCTAATCCCGATGAGACTCCTGGGGGCTCCAAAACCATAAATGTCACGCCAATCAATCAAACGCCTCACAGGGAGGAGCTCTTTCCGAGCGCGCCAGAGACTATGAAAAATCCTGCACAACAATAAGAATGGATCAGTACCTTCGTCAGCCTATTAGCGCGGCCGTCATTGCAGGGGTCGTCACAGTCGTCTACCTAATGGGAAAGAACAAGTTGAATGGAAAGACCAACGCACCAAACTCAGAGTATGCCAAGCCAGCCATGCTTGTGGCGATTCTCGTCTACTTCATAGTCGCACAAGGTTCTGGACACAGGGAGTCTGTGAGTTTAGATCCGTACTGAGATCAGTGCGTAGCACTGGAATCTTTCAAGTTGGGGATCACGAACCTTCGGTTCGGTCTCTAGGACTTAAAAATAAAAATACTTTATTTAGAAATGAGTTCCCTGGATGCATTTAACGAGCTATACTCTGACTTTATCGGTGATCTTGAGGGTGCCTTTCCTGACGACGATTCAGTGAAGGCTTTCAAGGGGGAGTTTGTGACCGCTCGTGAGTCTTCTGTCCGTGGCCCACTCGATGCCTTTATGAAGCTTGACGCCAAGGGTCTGACGGCCCGTGACCCAGCCTTCATCAAGCAACTATCTTTTGCGCCAGTATGGGATGGCGCATCCGACCAGACCAAGCAGGCCATCTGGAACCACCTGAATGGTATGTACATGATTGGAATGACCCTTTCGATGTTCCCGCCCGAGACTCTCAGCGCCATCGAGGCAGCGGCCAAGAAGTGCGCCGAGAGCGGTGCTTTTGACCCTTCAGCCCTGAGTGGTCTTCTATCAGGTATGATGGGCGGCGGTGGCTTCCCCGGAATGGGCGCGCCCCGTCCTCAGCCCCAGCGCCGTGTAGCAAGCGGCTCTCGTCAGAAAAAAAGTAAGAAGTAAATAGTAGATGGATCCTCACGAGATATTTCGCAAGGACAAACTTCTTGAGTTTTGGCCAACGTCCTTTCAGTCGGCCAAGGATCGGGTTGCGGCCACAACTCGTTTTGTCGTTTACGCGATGAGTATTTTGTATCTTATTAAGCGGGATGCACGAATACTCGCCCTAGGTATCCTTGTTTTGGCCGTCCTCTATTTTTTGTATACAAATAATCAGATTCCAGATGGAAAGATCCGTCCGACACAGACAGAGGGTCGCGCCCCGTACTGGGCCCGTGATACAGTGACGATGCCTACCATAGATAATCCAATGGGTAATGTGCTACTAACGGACTATGTGGATAATCCCGACCGCCCCCCAGCAGCCTGGGCCGCAAGCGTCAAGCCCCAAACTGATACTGCTTGGGACTTTATTCATCCTTTCGAGAACAAGAAGGAGGCTCAGCGCAACTTTTACAGTCCAGCCAGTACGACCATTCCGAACGATCAGAATGCCTTCGCCGAGGGTTCTTTTGGAGCCAAGTTCGCACCATTCGCCAAGGATGGTTCAGGTGTCGCCGACCTGGACAGCGACCGCTTCCACTTCCCAGAGCGGCCACAGCTGCGCGCGGGTAATGGGCGTTAAGGGAAGTGCTATGCACTTGAGAAAAAAACCTCCGCAATCAGTAATGGGCCGAAACCTTATGACCGACCAGCTGACCCTCCAGCCTCGAATCTGGCAGGGGCCAGCGCAAATTATGCTTGCAGATGTGGTCAAGGTGGATGACCGTCTGCGGTCACAGACCACCTCCACGTGGAAGAACCAGTATTGTGAGACACCGTATGATTTCCCGAATTTGTACATTGGCGGGGACCCTTTCCCAGTTCGCCTGTTTGACCCTATCAGCACCTACAGCAATGACCAGAACAGTCGTTTTAACCAGCGCAACCCCACCGTCGTCCCTTACCTTAATCTTCGCCCAAGCCCCTGGGCCGCAATGTCTGGTCCAGGCAGGGTGAAGTACGTGGGTTAAAATATAAACTAAAAGTAATATGGACCCATTGGCTCTAGCAGCAATTGTCGGTCTTGTGTTTGCGGGTCAGAGATTCAGTGATTCTGAATCTGCTGCTCCTGCAACCACTGTACCCATTATGATGACCCCTCATCAGGTGACCCGTCTCGATACAGATCTGGCGTCCGGTGGCGCTCCTGGTATGCGTGCGGATGCTTTCGGTCTTCGGCCGATCAACCCCTTTTTCGGTCGTCGGATAGGGGATGCCTATCTTCCTCCCAAAGAGGCCGTGCCCTCTCTTCAGGATTTCTCCCCAATGGCTAATAGGTACCCGCATGGTCAGCCAGTCTATGACTTGTATGACCGTGAGAACGTTACGAACAAGATGAATAACCTCCAGCCAATGGAACGGATTCGCGTCGGCCCTGGCTTGGGCGCCGCCCCCAATGTTCCAGCCATTGGCGGTTTCCAGCAGTTCTTCCGCGCTTTGCCCAACAATGTGAATGAAGAGAAGCTCGTTACCCTGCCAGGTGGAGAGGGGCCAGCCAGCTACTTTGTGCCGGGTGGAGGAGTCGCCTTCCCAGACAAGGGTCTTATTAACGGCCAGATGAGCCACCAGGCCAAGGTAACAAAGACCTGGACCCGCCCGCCTGCCCAGAACAGTGGTCAGGGTCAAGGTATTATCAGGGCTCCAGAGGGGCGTCCAGATCAAATCAAGACCCGTAAGACGACGATTCGCCAGGAGACTGGAATGCGCTCAGGAGATGGTCTGGAGATGGGTCCAGGCCAGTACGCTGCAGTTTATCAGGCGTACAACCCGGACGTCATGGACACTTCTCTGCCTCACTCGACTGGTAATCGCGTGAATCCTGATCGGGCTGGAAATGGCGGCCGTATGAATGTTCGAGCCGATCCCCAGGGAGCAAACGGGGCGGCGACTCGCACACGCGCCGAGTCTATTCCTCTTCGGCCAGGTCCGATGGACCTCCACGCGGCAGGTGGTGCTGGGCCGTACAAGCCTCCAGAGAACTGGAATCTCAACAACAACAAGAGCGAGCCGAACCCTCTGGCCTCTCAGCGCAACCTCAACATTGCCCGGAACCAGGTGGTCAACAACCCCCTGGCGATCCCCGCGTGGGCGACTGTGTGAAAAAACTAGATGTCCTTAGTAAATGAGTGGAGGTATTGTCCAGCTCGTCGCTACTGGTGCCCAGGATACTTGGCTTTCGGGCAAGCCTGAAATTTCCTTTTTCCGTTCCAACTACAAGCGGTACACTCACTACGCAGCGGCTCCAGAGCGCCAGACGATCCAGGGTATTCCTTTCCCAGGGTCCATCTCGACCATCCGTATCGAGAAGAAGGGCGACCTTTTGTCTTACATGTACCTGACGGCCCGTGATAGCCAGGGGGCTCAGGTTCCTAATCTCGATTGGATGCAGATCATAGATCGCATCGAGCTCCTCATTGGAGGTCAAGTGATTGATCTTCATGATGCGAGTTACGACCTGGATGTAGAGCCGTGCGTTGGTGCATCAAATTGGTCGCAGCGTTACCTGAATAACCTTACAGTGGCCAACACGCCCGATAATTCCACTCAGCCCTCAAATAAAAGGTCCAACTTTTATCCCTTGAAGTTTTTCTTCTGCAAGGACTGGTCAGTGAGCCTTCCCCTGGTCGCCCTCCAGTACCACGATGTTGAGATTCGCATTACCTGGGCTGGAACTCTAAATGCCACTCTTGTTCCTCCTTTTGTAGCACCAAATCCGACGACAACTACTTATGCGGGTTTAAGCTATCAGTGCTGGTGCAACTTTGTGTACCTTGACCAGTCCGAGCGCGAGTATTTCGCTCAGGCGACTCACGACCTCTTGATTACTCAGGTTCAGCGAGTTCCCATTGGCAACAACGCCGTACAGGAGCTGGCCCTGGCCCAGCCCGTGAAGTTTCTGGCCTTCCAGTGTGTTCAGTATGGTAAACAATATTCATCAACTGCTACTACAAATTTCGGCAATAATGCTGACAAAGCAGCAAACTATCAGCTCAAGGTCCAGATCAATGGTGTAGATGTCGGTGAGTCCCGCCCACTTCCCTGCTGGACCGACACCAACCAGTACTACCATACACCATGGGGGTTCAATTGCAACGGAAACGAGACGCCTATCTTGATCATTCCTTACTGCCTGGACACCTCCAAGCTTCAGCCGACTGGAACCCTCAATTTTTCTCGGCTCGACACATACCGCCTGGTAGTACCCAATGGACTAATAAATGGTCTTCAGGGCCTGACTCTTACACAGACTGCCGGGGGCGGCTCTGGTTTCTCAGGCTATATAGGAACCCCATACCTCTACGCAGTTAACTACAACGTGCTCCGTCTCCAGAAGGGCATGGGCTCGGTGCTTTACGCAAATTAAATACTTTGTATTTTTCAAATGCAGATGTGGCCATGGATCCTCCTTTTGGGACTCGTTTTTTTGATTAGTTACGATCCCGGCTCGCGTAACCTGGCCAATTATTTTGACAGCCCAGTAGTAGAGCGTGATGGATCCATCAC